AAAAATTTTGATAATTCAACTTTAAGTGAGTTTTTAAATAGAAATCATAAACCCACTAGAGAAGATATAAAAACAGCTAAAAAAATATTAAAAAATAAAAAAGCATATTTTAAAGCTCAATTAAATAAAGATACTCATATAACTTTTTAATAATAAACAACTTAACCCCTTATAATTTATTTTGTAAGGGGTTTTTTTTATGCTTGACTTATAATATATATCCAGATATGATAGATTAAAACAAACTAACAAAAGGAAAAAACAATGATCCAATTATGTTATGAAACTAAAAAGAAGTTGAAGGAAGCAATAGGTCAAGAGCTTGATTATATTGAAACTTCTATTTTTGGTGAGGAATATAAATCAACCGGCACAATAGTTGGCTGCAATCAATCAAGATCGTATTTTGCAAAAGTTACACTTGAAAATGATATAATTAAAAAAGTTGCTTAATTTATAATAATTCTAAACTAGACCCGGATTTATACCAATATTTCCGGGTCTTTTTTTTATTTAAAATAATTATATTTAATACTTGACAGATATGATATATATCATTAAAAGATAGGTTATGAAAACAAATGAAAGGAAAAAAAAATGACTACAGAATATCCAGAAGAAATAAACTCATTGAGTTTTAAGTATGAAGAAATCAAAGAACACTTTGAAGACTTTATAAAAAATGAGGGTCAAGATTGGGTTGAAGAAAACAAAGAAGACCTACACCACGAAATATTTAATACTGATTATTATATTATAGGAAGACATCAAGCTAAATTATGGCTTGAAGATCAAGTCTTTAATGTAATTGACATAATCAAAAAATATGAAAACTTTAATTTTGGGTCAGTCAATACTGATTTAAGCGAACCCGAAAAGGTTGTAAATATGTATGTTTATATTGTTGGTGAACAGATTGTATGTGATTATTTAAACAAACTTGAAGAGGTTGCCTAATGTATAAAATAAATATCATAAAACATTATAAATATAAAACAGCTTGGCTTGATTGGTTGAAGTACAGAAAACCAATGCCGGATCACATAACACCAATGAAACTAAACAATTTAATTGGCGGTTATGGAACATATAACAAACTAAAAAAGGGGGAATAGTGGAAAAAAAAAGAAACAAAAGATATATTTTATCAATGGGTCATTGTTCTACAAATGACACACACATGATTTGTAATGAAAATGCCTATAAAGATGAAAGCGAGGTACTCGCTGAATTTTCAGATTTTGATATGGCTGAAAAATTTTTAAATACTTTTTTCATACCTATTAAAAACAAAAGAGGCGAATATAAATATAGCATTTATAAAGCAAAAAAGGGGGAATAATGATAATTAATTTCTTTGGCAAACAACTAATAATAACTAAAAAATGGCGACAAGATTTAAGTCAATGGTCCTTACTATATCGAACAGAAATAGTAATAGCGATTGTTAGCTTTATCTTGGGAGCTATAATATTTTAAGGGGGAATAATGGCAGTAAAAATATTTAATGCAAAGAAAGAAATAAAGAAACAACTTAAAGAGATAAACTCTCAATTAAAAATATTACTTAATGATATGAATAGCGACCCGGAAGACATAGATAAATTATTCGATTGTATTCAAGTCATATCTTTGAAGTATGAGCTATCACAGAAACCTTTAACTCTTAAAAAAGAATGGGAAGTAAAACAATAGTAATATATAATATGATTAATGTATTTTATTATAATTTTCAAAGACAACAAGTGGACTTCATACACTAATGAAATCTTTGAAACAGAAGCAAAGGCTAATGATTATATTAAACGATCAAAGCCAAGAAAAAACAAGTATCAAGCAGTCGAATATAACAACGAGAATATCGACAAATATTGGTACAAATAAACAGAATTTAGAAGAGTTAAAGAAACAAACTCTTTTAAATATATTAAGTGCTAAAGGGGTTATTTACACTTACTATAAAAACAACCAACTAATAAGGAAACAATGACAAAAACAAAAAAGAAATGCGTCTGGTATCTTGGTGATAGAGGTATTGACAGACAAATAAAAAGATGTGCTGAATACAAAAATATGTGGGTTATTGTATTCAAAGACTATCCAGAAGATGTAGAAGTTTCTTTTAAATCAGACATTTATGAATGTTATGATGAAATTCCTACAAAAAAAATGGTATGGAATAAAACCAATTACGAGAAAGTAAGAAAACAATTAGACGCCTAATTTTTAGGCGGGGTTGGGGACACTTCCTCAATCTCGCCTGAAATATCAATCATATCACCTAGATTATCTTCAAAAGCTATACTAATTTTCTGGTCCGTATTCACTTTTTGAGGTTTGTTATCTGAATATAAATCTGTGATTTTACTAGCGGTCCATTTAACAAAGTTTATTCTTTCTCTTAACCATAAAATTAAATTAGGATCAGTGATTTCTTCTGTTTGCAGCAAAGTCATGATCTTATCTATCAATGTCTGCATACCCATTTTACGAGCTTCAATGATCTTTATCTCTAACTCTTTGTTTCTTTTTAACATAGCGTAGAATTTCTGTAAGCTGACCTGATATGGATTTTTCTCTGAAAATATTTCGGTAAGCGTTTTTCCTGATATGAGTTCGCCTTCGATTGTATTCACTTGTTCTATTGTTAAGTCTTGGGATAATTTTTTCTTGATAGTATTTTTCAAAATCATTGTCCGTATAATTCCTAAATTGATATAGTGTCTTCAACATCTTTATTCTACTTTCTTTGGTAAATCTAGGCTTTAAATAACCTTGCTTATTCTGATAACCATGAAACCGACAAAGCCATTTACCATTTAAACAAAGAAAGCCTTTAGCTTTACAAGGATTGCCAAGCCTTGTTATCCCTTGACAAAACACCTTTTGTCGAGGCTTACCCGCCATTCTTTTTCTCAATAGCTAATTTCGTATAATATTTATTCAGGTTGTTATTATATTCAGATTGTAAGTCAGGCAGGGGGAGTGTCGCTAATTGATCTATTAATGTTTCTTTATCATGACCATACTTTTTTATTATCTTATCTATAGCTGGATTTGTTTTAGATATATTAAAGATAGTTTTATTAATACCTACCTGATTTGAAACTTCAGAAGTCCTCCGTTGAAACTTCTGATATACCTGTTTTGAAACTTCACTATCACCTACATAAAAAAAAGGGTGGATTTGATATAAATTAGTGGATTGTAGCCTTTTTATTGATATAATGCCGACCTTTTTTAGCCACAATAAACTCTTCCTTGCCTTATTCTTGCCACAACCTAAAAGATTAGCAATGGTTTGAAGACGAGGATAACTCTTTCTGGTCCTACCATCAGCAAAACGCAGCAAGACAATCAAAGCACCAAGACAACCGAGCCTATCTCTTTTCGGTATTTTTAGAAAGTCCCTGTCATTTAATATCTTTGTTGCTAACCGGATATGTTGTTCGTATTTCGTCTTTTTTATCACAATGTTTTTCCAAGTAATGCTTATGTTGTAAATTCCTTAAATAACTAACCCATTCCGCTTCAGATATAGCCTTTAAATCGCCATAGATAGGGTAAATTTGACGAACTTTGAAGGTTAGGCTATCACCCCCTACAATTTCGTCTTTCTTGTAAAATACGAGCCATACGGGGATATTCGCCTTTTCACCTAGCCATTTAGTAATAGTGGTCGTTTTATAATAATTACCGGTATCATAAGCGGTTTCAACCAAAGCCAAAGGCTGCCAACAACCTTTAATCTGACAACATTCGACCTGATCTATATCGACCATTGCAATATTATCAAACCTTCTATGCCAACGATTGTAAAGGTTCTTATCAAAATGTTTAGTGTGTCTCATATAAAACTATCAGTTTCTTACCATCAAAATAATAACCTGATATTTTTTTCTTTTTCTTTTTTTTATTTTTCTTCTTCATCTTTGAGATAGGTAATTTTTTTAATGACTGAACTAGGAAAAGAGGTAACATCGCCATAATCATTTATTAAACCTTCATTGTCTAAACTATATGATGAGAATATGATAGTCTTATCTTTATTCTTTACAGCTAACCAACCAATACTATAACAATTTTGAGCATAGGTTTTACCCTCAAGAGTATTAGTCCATTCGCTGCTACTCTCGATGTCAATCCAGTGTATAAAAACTCGCTTAAACTTTTTTATTGATTTTCCAGATATGCTCATAAAAGTCATTCGGTTGTACTTCATTATTTGTACCCCGCATGATCTTTAACATATTATCTTCGTGGGGAATACGAAATGATTTTGGATCAATACTAACCCAACGACCTATATTGGTCGAAGGATTAAAGCTGCTAACATCTAGCCGCCTAGCCGCTTCTGCGTTTGATATACCTTCTTTTTTTATCCATTCTTGTAAAGTCATTTTTTATTTGACATATATCATTTTGTGATATAAAAGCAAGTAAAAAAAACAATGAATATAAAAAAAGTAAATGTAATAAAATCAAAGCTATCAGGAGGTGAGGGGTACGATCATTTTAGTCCTACTCAACTGACATTGCCTATAGCAAAATATATAATTGACTATGTAATGGTGAATCAAGAAGAAAGAAGAAAACAAATAAAAGATTATAAACTTCACTTCGGTTCTTCCGTAAATAATGTAGCTCAAAGATG